TCAGGATATCGAGCAGAGAGTTTCTCAATATTCATATCAAGAATCTCTTCAAAATTAGTATCCAGTGCCATGAATGCTTGAGCAAGATACCAACAGATGTCACCCAGTTCACGCTTCATGTGGAACACATTGTCCTCATTATAGGGTTTACCTTGAAAGACAATCTTTTTCACAACCTCAGTAAACTCACCTGCTTCTGCAGTCAGTCCAAGGGCAGCAGTAAGAAGTTGAGTTGTGTTAGTTCCGTTTGCCTCTAGTTCAGCAAAACGAGTTGCCATAACAGCGTAGTCAAGACTAGGAGCACTGGTCACTCCTTTGACAAATTCAAGGTACTTTTCGGTATCTACGGTCATGTTAAATCAATAGGTTGTAGTTCGCTTTCGGGTAGGATTTGTTGCATGGGTAGTTCCAAATCAGGAGCAACCCTTACATGTGGAACATCCACTGTCTGTGGTGGATGAGGAAGATAGATCTTATTCATAGTTGCATCTGGATAAATTTCCAGAAGTCTCTCAGCATCTTTGATATTACCACAGTGCATCTGTGGAACACCATTGGGATGATTGGGGATCTTTACCTCATAATAATGAGGAGCGGCCTGTCTCATAAGTTGAGATTGAGACTTTGTGCTTAACTCAGAACTTGAATCCATCAAACGACTTTTTGGGTTTTTGTTCTTCATAAGTATACTCTTCTTCTTTACCACTGTCAATAATGTCATCTTGTGCTGATTGCTCACAATCATACAGACGCATCTTGGCACGGTCGATACCAACCACAAAACGTTTATGAATGGTTGGATCGTTATATCTATTCTTCAACTGCTTCACCATAATTTGCCCGAGTCCTTCAAGATCTTCAGTTGAAATAAGGGCAAACATAAGATCAGCAGTAGCAGGGAGACCAAAGGACTCACTAGTGTCAGTAAGCTCAACATCACTGCTACCATAACCAGAACGAGTGGTCTGGGTGGCAGATACGATAGGGACGTTTGCCTCGCAAGCAAGTCCTCGAAGTTCTTCAGCAATAGCCTTGACAACTGTATATGAATTGACATTGCTGCCTGCGCGATACCGTTCGGAAGCACATATATTAAGGTAATCAACGAAAATAATATCAGGTCTAAATGACTTCTTAAGTGCAAGTTCATTAAGAAGTGACTTAAAGTGTCCACTATGTGCAGAAGCAGTTGGATACTCCTTAATTATAAGTGTGCCCTGAGTTTTCTTTGCAAGGTTTGTTACCTTATTCTCAAACATCACCTTAGGAAGATCTGTTATCTCCTGGATAGGTACATTGAGAAGATTAGCATCGATTCGCTCTGCAATTTTCTCCTCAGCCATCTCAAGCGTGATGTATAGTACGTTTTTCCCTCCCAGGAGTGCGGAAGATGCCACATGGCACATAAACAAACTTTTACCGACACCAGTGCCAGCAAGAGCAATGTTAAGTGTTTTGTTCGGGAGACCACCTTTCGTAATCTTGTTGAAATACTCAAGGTCGAACGCGATTTTGTCTTCCTTGCGGTGATAAGACTCGTAACGTTGCTCATAATCAATCAGATAGTCGTGTCCAATATGAGTATCGAAAGAAACTGCCAGAGCATCTGACAGGATACTAGGAATCGCATCACGATCCTTATTCTCATCCTTACCATCAGCCAGTGCGATGGATTCCATTAGTGCCAAGTAAATAGCACGATCACGACACCACTTCTCTGTGGTGTCTACCAACCAATCAAAGTCTGTCGGTGCATCCTCAAGGTAACTGATGAGTTGAGTGATTTCCTTAAAAGAGGAATCATTAATATCAGACCTCTTCTCTACCTCAATGCAAAGAACCTCCTTAGTCGGTGGTTCATTATACTCCTGCACAAACTTGAGAATCTCCTCAAAGAGAATCTTTTGATTGAAATCCTCATAGTAATCCGACTTAATAAAAGGAACTACCTTGCGGAGATATTCTTCATTGTGAATCAGATTCCTAAGGATTAGAATTTCAACTTTGTCCATGTGGTATATCAAAAACGAATGTTATCCTTGTTTCATCACCGACATTCACCGTGCCGTGAGGAAGTTTATTGTTAAACCAAAGGAGAGTTCCTGGTTCAACGATGACAGTTTCTTTGCCGCAGAAATATTGATACCTTCCAAGTATGGAAAGATGATATCTGTTTCTGCTCAGATAATACGTTCCTTCATCAATATGTGCTCCTACAATCTCATCTACAGGGAGTGAAAGAAAACCGCATCTGTGAATGTCTGCATTCTTAAAGTGCTTGCGTATGATCTTTCGGATCTCACTATGATGTGCGTAGGCAGGGGTTTTAATGTTGATCTCAGAGTCGCCCACAAAATCATCTTTGTGTTTGACACCACCTATTATAAGTTGTAATGCACTGACTGGCAAGTCTGAGAATCCTCTGTCAACAAGAGACTGAGACCCTTCCAGATCCTTCTGGTGGTCCCAGTCTCCTGGATATTTCTTCAGTTGTTGTATGACTTTAGATACGTTGATTCCAGTCTTTAAAACCTTAATCATGAACCGTAACTAAACTCCTCTTTAGCAATCTCATCCAGTTTCTCCATCACTTCAGGAGTGAAGTATTGTTCTGGATCTTTGTAGATTGCTTTGGCATAGACTTTCTTGCCGTCTATCTCATATCGACCAGCAACGTTCTTCCAAAGTCCGCCAATCTCACCGAGTTCCAGAAGACCATAATATCGATCAAGACCACGCTCGTCGTAATAAAGACGCACCGTAACATCTTTATTCTCCTTACTCAAACGCGACTTAGCAGTCTTAGCTTTGATAAGGTTGCCGACAACAGTCGTTCCATCCTTTTCTTTTTTCTTGCTGAGATAAATGATCGTACTGGCGGCATACTTGAGGCCACTGCCTCCTCCCATTTCCTTAGTCGGTACGTAAGCTCCGATGACATCGTATGTGTGATTTGTGACAATGAGCGGAACATTTGCTTGTCCAAGTTTGAGTGTTAGCATTCGGAACGCACCTTTGACCAACTGTGATTTGGTCATGTCACGAACTTGTTTGTCGTTCAGTGCGTCAGTAATTTCTTTCTCTGTAGAAAGCATACCCAAGGAGTCTAGGACAAACATGCAGGGTTTGCGTTCGTCTTCAGGTTTTTTTAAGTATATATCTACAGCACGTAATGCTTTGCTTCTAAACTCTTCAATTGTAACAACATTGATAACAACCAGGCGATCTAGATCGATACCCCGACTTGCAATAAGACTCTTGTTAACAGCGGCTTCAGTGTCAAAATATAGACAATAACCATCAGGATTAGAATCAAGGAAGTTCTTGACGACTGCCAAGCTGAAGAAAGTTTTGCCAGTACTAGACTCGCCAGCAATGGCAGTAATCTTATTCCCAGATACACCACCAAATATAGACCCTGAAACAAGTCCATTAAAAATGTACGAACCTGTGTCAACAAAAGTTTCAGTCTCGTCAATATCGGATGCGAGTTTGGTGTAGTCATCTCCAATCTCTTTTACAATCTCTTTTAAAAAATCCATTAAATAACAAATCCAAATTCTTCGCGGGCAATCTTTTTGTAAGGTCCGCCTGGGTTAGCATCGCGGATCTCTTTAATTCTAGTCATCTTTTGATAAAGAGCAGCATCTCCGCCAAGGCGAAGTGCGCTAACAATAGTAGCAAGTTCTTTATCGTTAATAGGCAGGTCCATTAGGAGAAAAATAGTTCCAGGTTTACAGTTTTTTCGACGTTCCAACCGATAGCGTCAAGGATTGCCTTCAGAGGTTCAACAAAACTCTTCTCAAATTGTAAGTCATAGTCGATGTACTTGTCAATATCAAGTTCCTTAGGAAAGTCTTGAATGAAGGAAATCACATTCTCATGAATGCTGTTTGGTTTTTTCAAATAGCAGAACTTGATCTTCTCTCCGTTTTGAATGAGAGAGTATTTGTTGTCAAGTTTATTCTTGAGAATATAATGATTGTAGAGAAGTGCTCCACGACAGTGAATAGGAGTCCCTTTGATGTAGATATCAGAATGAGACTTATACTTCACAACATCAGAAACAGAACGAGGGAATGAAATCTGCTCAGGGGGCAAGTTCTTAAACTCCTCACGACTTTTATCGATGAAGTCGATCACATCTTCCTCTGTTCCGTTCATCATCAACTTCAAGGCATCCTTAATCATCTTCCTACACGGAGCAGG